TTTTATAAAATATAAATTCTTTTATGAAATAAATGGGGCATTTTTTTTAAAAATATTTAATTGATTATCATGCATTTACAACTTTCTTTGCAAAAAATGTGTTGATATATTAAAAAATTCATTTATATAAAAATGCATGACAATCACATATCTTGATGACAAACAGGGCATGCAGGATGCGGCCACCACCGTGCCTGCGCTGGAGGGCACCATGGTCAACCCCATGCAAATGTGCAACCCGGCTGTTCCTGTTTATCAAAATGATCAACCGGTGAAAAGCAAACGTGGTCGTCCCAAGGGCAGCAGGAACAAAGCAACCCGTGCCAAATCACGGGCCATGCGCGGCACCCGCAAGGGTCCGGGTCGTGCTGCCAAAACCAAGGGACGCCGCATTCGCAACATCACTGTCAGCAAAACCAAAACCAGAAAGAAAAAAACCATGACAACTGAAACCATCCAATCCACCCAAAACGAAACCCGCCGGGGCCGCAAGAGCGAAGGCAAAACCTGCAAGCTGGTGTGCTTGATCACCGGCAGCACGCGCACCGCAGGCAGCGGCTACCTGAGCACCAAGCCCACCGAGTTCCGCAGCAACTATATCAGCCGTCCGGCTTTGAAATTGTTGCGGCAGGGACTGAGCGTGCAGCAGGTGCGCCAGCAGCTGCAGCAGGGTCTGAACCTGAGCGAGATCAGCAGCGAAGCGCTGCAGAACGCCATTGCCCTGAACGGCAAGCACAAGAAGTAACAACATTTATTATTCTCCGTGAATGCATGGGGTTTCTCATGTCCACCATGCATTCCGACCGCAAGGACAGTGGTTCCTTTTCCAGCGGAGAATAATATATAAAACAAATATACACCCTCGTGTTTCCGTGAACAGGTTCCCCATCGACTGTTCCGACCGCAAGGACAGTGGGCCCTCCTATTCCCACAAATAAGATGCCCAGCGGAAACATGAAGTTTGCATGTAACAAAAGGGATAAGCATCAAAAATTCACACAGTGATAACCAAGGATCAACATGTCTGAAGGGCAAACCTGTCTATTAGAAATGTTGACCCAGAAAGCGCATATGAACATTTTGAAAAGAATATATATTTTATTTCCAATATTGCTGACCGGTTGCACCGGGATGCGGGGTGCGGGCGACGGTGCTGATTATGTGAGCCCCGGCACCAGCACGGTCGTGGGCGGCACATTGATTGGCGCAGGCAGCGGAGCGGCCATTGGAGCTTTGGCTGGTCCTCCCGGGGCCGCCATTGGCGCCGTGGCCGGGGCCGCAGCAGGAACCGGCGTGGGACTGGGCATCAATGCTGCCAACGAAAAAGATCAGACACGCGTGGTGGCTCCCAGGGATCCCGTAAACAAACGGTACGTGATCAATCCGTACAACAATAAACAAAAACTTTACATTGGAGATGCTGCAGAAGGCACCGTGAAACGCGATCCGGTTGGACGGTTGTACGTGGTGGGCCCATGAGTGATTTCCTGCTGGTGTCGTTCCTGATCGTGGTCACTGCCATGGGTCTGAACAAATGCAACGGTAATGCAGGCGCAACATCAACGGCCCGTGCACTGCCGCACACCAACGCCCCGATCACGTATGTGATGGCGGAGCGCGATCCATTCAACCCCCGTTACGTCTTCAACCCATACCGTCCCAACGAGCGGCTGTATGTGGGCGAAGCTCCGGAAGGGGCCATCATGCTGGATCCTGCAGGCGATCCCTACGTGGTGGGACCCCGGTAAAAAAAGAAAAATATATATGAACACAAACGAACAAAACATCATTCACCAAATGGAAAACAATGTGGGCCGCCGCTGCAGCTTTCAGATCGACGACGGTACCGTGCTGCACGGTCGTGTCAGCGGCGTCAGCAACACCGAACATTACTCGGCCGTCATTGCCCGTGATGGATACGACTGGCAATGGTACGTGCGGGCGGAGAGCATCCGGCTCGAGTAACTCCAGTCCACCCTTTCCCAGGGAAACGCGGCTCCGCAACCAGGGGGTGGGACAAATGCTGTCCTGTCAATTTTTCATGCTGTAAGACTCTTGCAGTCCATTTTTTTTCAATCAGGATTCAGGAACCGGTGACGGGCAGGTGGAGTGCAACCTCGCAGCCAGAATTTTTACAGGTACAAGTGGCCCCAATGCTCAAACGATTGGGCCACCCGGAACCCAACATTTATATAATATATAAAATCTTTTTCGCTCTTCATTTTTACATAAATAGCTGTAATGACAAAGCCCAGAAAGATTTTGCAAAAAAAAGCTTGTAAAAAACAAAAGGTTCTGCTTGAATCACCTCAATCCAAACAGGAGGAACATAACCAAGTGAGACTCACCGCCAAATTACGAAGCAAGCTGAAGAATGTGGTCAGCGTTGGCCAAGGACTTTGGCGTGTGTTTAACCGCAAGGGAGTGGCATACTACTGCAAGGATCCGATTCTGCTGGCCGATATTGTGTATCGGAGAAAGTATGCAGAAGCGGAAATCATCAACCTCAATGGCCAGTATATGGAGATGTATCTGATTACTGGCAGAAAGCAGAAATGAAAAAGATCAAGATGAAGAACCCCAACCGCAAAATGATCAGCGAATTTATCGAGGAGTATTATTCCGATGAAGCCGACCATATCCTGCTGGCGGATGGATACGACGAGGCGTTCCTCGGAATCGGTTGCAGTCACGGCGGAAAGAATGTGGCGATCTATGATCGGTCAAAGTGCATTCGCATTTTGGAACGGGATATGAGCCCGAGCGAAGCGGAAGAGTATTTTGGATATAATGTGGAAGGTGCATATGTGGGCGATTACACTCCCATCTTCATGCATAAGGTGGGCTAATAGGGGCTATAAGGGTTATTAATAACCATCCCTCCGCTGAAAATATATAAATTATTTTCTTTACATTTTGGAAAGAATTTGATAGCGTCAAAACAATGAGCAACACAACTAACACCGATACGAAACCCACGAGCGGGGGAGTGATGAACCTCGCTCACAACGAAACCAATCTGACCAAGGTCAGCGAGATCGTCATCCCCGATCTTTTCAATCGGCGGTTGAAAACTGGCAACGAGATGTTGGACAAAATCTTTGGGGGAGAAGTTCTGCTTCCCTCAATGGTGTTCACCCTCGCGGCTGGTGCTGGTCTTGGCAAGACCACCTTCCTTCTTCAAATGCTGAATAGTATGACGAAGGTTGGAATCAAAACCGCCTATATCAGCGGGGAGGAAAGCCGTGAGATGTTGGCTTACACTTGTCGCCGTCTTGGATTAAAGGATGTGAATCTGGCAATCCAAACCGATGTGGACAAGGTTATCGAAATGATGAGCCAAGTGGATGTGATGGTGGTGGACAGCTTTCAATGCTTGACCACCGCAAAGAAGATGAATGCAAGGGAGAAGGAAAGCTACTGCCTCCACGAACTCATCAAGAGTGCCAAGAAAACCGAGTGCGTGTTGGGCTTGGTTCTTCACGTGACCAAGAGCAACAACTATCGTGGCTCCACCCTCATTCCTCACGCCGTGGACGCAAACTTTATGATGCGTTCGGGTGTGACCGATGAGGATGTTCGGGTGATCTACAGCACCAAAAACCGCTACGGCAAACTCTACAATGTGGAACTGCGACTCGGCCACAACGGATTCGATCTGGACAATGCCATCCGAGTCAATGATGGAACCGCCCCTGCCCAAGTAGACCCTCGCAAGGTTCGCTGGCAAGAGGATTTGAAAAAGGTTCTGTCTCTGGCCGAGCCGATCAAACAAGTGGACGTGACCAATGCAGTTGACGGCAATGTTCAGCGGGGATATCTGCTAATCAAACAACTCATCCGTGAGGGCAAACTGATTAAGGATGGTCGGGGTGAGGATGCAGTCTACAAGCTGACTGATGCTGGTCGGGCAAGTCTTGCCCAAACCCCCGAGGATGGTGAAGCGGTGGATGGTGGCAATGTTGAAGATGTCGGTGAAGGTGAAGCTCAAGAGGGGGGTGGGGTTTAAAGCCCCACCCTCCTTTTTATAAAATATAATCTTTACAAATGAAAAAGATTTTGGTAAGAAAGAGGAAGATGAAATTCAAAAACGCATACGAATATATCAACTCACTGCCCGAGAATGAGCAGGAATATGTGTGGAGTGACTGGCTGAATAGTTCGGTGGACGAGATACTCACTTGTCTGTTTCACTATATGCCAGCCAGCGTGATCCGAAAAGATATCATGGAACTTCGCAAAGAACAGGAGGAGATGGTATGAGCACCAATGAACTCATGTTGGGATTTTATATGCTGAGTCTTGACCCCAAGGACAAGGACTATGCCGACAAGTTGGAGAAGGCGAGGGAGATGCTGGAAGCCATGCAGCACAAGGAGGGAATGGAATGAAGAAAATAAATTATAAAAACCAATTGGACAAGTGCGTGGAACTGCTGGCTCAAATGATGAGCCAAGCGGACGAGGATACCCCTTACGAATGTCGCACCCGACACTTCGAGGAAACCATGCTGGAAGCCCATGATTTCATAACCGAATACAGAAAGAACAACAAATGAAAAAGTTCCTAGTCACATTCAAGGATACCATCACCGCAGAAACCGAGGAGGATGCGTACGATAAACTTTTGGATTATCTGCGCTACACGGTTCGCTATGAGGACGTGACTCCGTTTGATTTCAAGGAGGTAAAATGAGAGTGGTAAACTATGTGAGCGTGTTAAGATTCGAGGTGCAAACCCCGATAGGAAATTTCCACAGCATCCCCACAGACTATCTGCTGGATGTGGCACAGAAAAGGATTGACTATTTGCGAACTCATCCACAGGATGCAGCCGAAGCATTTGGTTATGAGGACAGCTACACGGAGGACTATGAAACAACTGGAACTTCAATTTGAGCACAGGGTTTACGGAACCAACCGAAAAGAACTGGTTCGCATCCGAATTCCCAAACACATGGCGGAACAATATTTGTTTGATTTTGAAAATAAAGAATTGACAAAAAAACAAAAGCCATATAATAAGTAAAAGCATGGAACGAGCATTCTTAAAAATCAATCCTCAC